TCTATGTTTGAAACAGAACCTACTAAACCGGTTATATTAGATTTAACTTTAGAGTTAATTGATAATATGTTAATAGTTAATCCACCACAGGAAAGTATAGATGTACAGGGAGAAGCTGGAAGTAATAATGTTAATGTTCTTGATGTTGATTTCCTTGAGTTTGATGATTTAGAAGTAGATTATTTAGCAGAAGATGAATTAGAATTTACAGAACTAGATATTAATTATTTAGATGTAAATTTTTTAGAAGACTTGTTAGATATTATACAAGATGTAAATGAGTTAGACCAAACAGAAACAATTTTAAAAACTAGCTTAGATTTAAAAGGAACTACAATGGGGTTTGATTCAGACACCCAGATAAATACTTTTGCGACTGATAATATTATAACATTTTTAAAATCATTAGAAGATACAGTAAGATTAGATTTAGATAAGAGTGGTTCTTATACTGTTATCTTAATTCAGAATGGAAAGAGTACACAAATTGTAGTTAATGGTGGTGGTTCTTCTACAATAAAAATTACACAAGGAGATTAATATGAAGTGGGCTAGTTTATTATTAGGATTATTAGCATTACCTTTACTATTTAATTTTACACCTTTAGAAGTTATGAGGTTAAAAACCTTTGATACTTTTGTACACACTCCAGAACCATCAGGCAACTTTGTAATCTTAAATATTACAGAAGAAGATGTACAGAAAAGAGGTGGCTATCCTTTTCCTCGTGATGATTTAGCAGCTATACACATAGACTTATTAAATGAGGGAGCTTTAGGAGTTGGTTATGTAATTTTATTTCCACAAAAAGATAGGTTTGGTGGTGATGAATTATTTAAAACTGTATTAAGTTTTGCTCCTAGTGTATTGGCTATGCCTGAATTTGATAACGGAGAATATCCTAAAACACATGGTACTGTTATACTTGGACCAGATATAGATTTACCTAAAGCTAAAGGATTTCTACAAAATCTTCCAGAGTTTCAAAAAGTTTCAGCTCAAGGTGCAGTCACAGCACCAGTAGATGTTGATAATTTAATAAGAAGAATACCACTAATACAACAAACTCCTGATGGCTGGGTTGCTGCCTTTGGTACTGAAGTATTAAAAACTTTAGTAGGCTCTAATACTTATCAAATAAAAACAAATAATAATGGGATAGAACAAATAAGAGTAAGAGGTTTAAATCCAATATCAACAGATAGTCTTGGGCGTAAATGGATTTCATGGGTTGATACACCACAAACAACACTAGAAGAAATGAAAGTTGCAAATAAGTTTGTATTCGTAGGTGTTACTGCAGAGGGTGTTATGCCTCAATTAGCTACACCTAATGGGCTATTAGAACCTCACAAGATACAGGCTGCCCTTGCAGAAAGTATTTTGATTGACTCTCCGTTCATCCCTGATTATAGATTATTTCTTGAACTACTTATATTAGGCATATCAGGAATGCTTATAGCTTTTGTAATAAATTCTTATGGTATAACTTTAGGAATGATATTAGCAGGAGCTTCAGTAGCTTCAGTAGGTTCGCTTGGTTATTACTTTATATCTATTGGGTATTTAATAGATGTTACATGGAGTATGACATGTATGACACTTATTGCTCTACAACAATTCTATTTAAACTTTAGAACTCAATATAAATTAAGACAACAAATCAAGAAACAGTTTGAACATTACCTTGACCCAAGACAAGTAAAACAATTACAAGATAATCCAGAGTCTTTAAAGTTAGGTGGCGAAAGAAAGTATTGCTCGTTTCTTTTTACTGATGTCAGAGGTTTCACTTCACTATCAGAAAGATTAGAACCAGAAGAAGTGACAGAAATTATGAATAAAGCTTTAACTATACAAGCTAATGCAGTTAAAAAGTATGGAGGTATGGTGGATAAATATATTGGAGATGCTATGATGGCAATCTTTAATGCTCCATTACCTTTAGATATGCACGAAGACAGAGCTATACTTACAGCTATAGAAATTAAAAACCAAATGGCAGAAGCTAATCTTGGTATTGATATAGGTATAGGTATTAATAGTGGCGATGCTGTCATTGGTAACATGGGTAGTGATACAAGGTTTGACTATACTGCTATTGGAGATGCTGTTAATCTTGCAGCTAGAATGGAGTCAAGTTGTAAAGAAGTAGGAGAAGATATAGTTATAGCAGAGAATACAGCTATACAAACTGATATTAAGTTAAAGAAATTAAAACCTATTAAAGTTAAAGGGAAATCTAAAGCTATAAAAATTTACACAATAGACTTGACAAATTTGAAATAAGCACTATAATATAAGAAGAGTGTGCGAAAGGTCGGCACTCATAAACTTGCTTTATATAAGGAGTTAATATGACAAACATAAAAGCATTTGGGCAATTCAGCCCGTTCTCAGTTGGGTTTGATGATATCTTTAATACATTACACAGAGCATCAATACCTCAATCAAACTATCCACCTTACAATATAATTAAAAAAGGTGACACATATCATATTGAAATGGCAATGGCAGGATTTAATAAGTCCGATATTGATATTGAAATAGAAGATAATACTTTAACTATTTCTGCAAAGAAAGAAGATAGAGAAAATGATATGGAATTTATCCATAAAGGAATTTCTGAAAAGGAATTTTATAAATCATTTGCTTTAGCTGAATATGTTGAAGTTAAAAAAGCTAATATGATTAGTGGAATATTAGTTATTGAATTGGAAAAAAACATTCCGGATGAACAGAAACCTAAAAAGATTAAGATTTCTGGTTAAAAATAGCTAAATCCTCTCAGAAGCACAGAGAAGCTCGTGGTTAAATAATAGGTCTTTTTGAAGCAAAGGTATTAACTACCTTCCAAATGTTTAAGCATGGGCTTTAGGTGTTGACAATTTTCTCTAATCTGTCATTATTCGTGCATTTAAGTTAGCTTCTATATAATTATGTATTTCATCTAACTTTATTGTACCTTCTCTTACTATAGTCTGTAATGTTGCATACTCTTCTGTTGTAAGATAAGGTTTTAATTCTTTAATATCAGTAGATGTTCGTTCTGTAATTAATTTTCCTGCTCTATTATATAAGACTTTATAGCCTAATAAAGTTGCTTCTTGTTTCATATTAAAAATTCCAGTAATAAATTTTTCACTAAAAGAAAAAGACCAACAGCATTTAAAATAATTAATGCTCTATCTTTCCATAACATTCCTACCCATAACCAACCTGCTACTCCAAATATAGAAAAGATTAAATCTATAAGTTGCATACCCTCAATTCCTCTTAAGGACATTGCACATATGATGGTAAAACTAGCTGCCCATTTAACATACCAAGCAGTATCTTTTTTATTAGTTGTTCTGCTCATTTAATTCACTAAAGGTTATGCTGTCTTGTCTTCCTCTCAATCCTGCTTTCATGTATGTTGTTGCTCTACCTTCAAAAAAGTTTTGATGTTCAACACCCATGACTTCATCAATCCAACCAAGTGGATTTTCTCTTTGGTCATAATTAGTTTTAAGACCAAGTTGTAATAATCTTCTATCGGCTATGTATCTATTGTAAGCATACATATCTTTTTTAGTTAGTCCTTGTAAATCTCCCATCTCAAATACTAAATCTAAAAACTTATCTTCAAGCATTACCATCTCTCTACATATTTGATAGATTTCTTTTTTGAAATCATCTGTCCATATCTCTAGGTTTTCTTGGATAAATTCTCTAAAGAGTTTAGTCATGGCTTCTACATGCATAGACTCATCTCTAATAGAATAAGTTACAATCTGTCCCATCCCTTTCATCTTTCCAAATCTAGGAAAGTTTAATAAGATTGCAAAGCTACTAAAGAGTTGTAAGCCTTCAGTAAAAGCAGAATAAACAGCAAGAGTTTTTGCTATGTTTTTCTTATTAGCTTTAGTTGGTTTAAACTGACCAACATAATCATGCTTATCTGCCATCTCTTCATAGTCAGCAAATGCTTTGTATTCTATTTCAGGCATACCTACTGTATCAAGTAGTAAGCTGTAGGCATGTTGATGGATAGATTCCATGTTAGCAAAAGATGACATCATCATTCTTGCCTCTGGTTTTTTAAAGATAGGCATATACTTATCTATATATCCACTAGCTACATCTACATCTGATTGTGTAAACAATCTAAATATTTGTGTAAGTAAATTCTTTTCTGTATCTGATAACTCTTGCCAATCTTTTACATCTGTATGTAATGGTACAGACTCCGGCATCCAATGCATTTGATTTTGTAATACATAGTAATCAAACATCCATGGATATTCAAATGGTTTATAATAATCTCTATTGCCCAACAAACTCATGTCTACTCTCCCTTAATCCTTTTAAATATTCTGTTGCTTCTATATATTCTTCAAATAATTTAGCTACTGTATCTACAGTATTAGGATGGTCAGCCACCCCAACTCCTTCTAAACAATACATTTGAAGATTACATAAAGCTTCTTGTTGTTTTGCTTTATATCTATTATACAAAGCATCATATAAAATTTCTACTTTCATATTATCCCTCACAGGCTATACATTCCACATCATCTAACTTGATTCTTGGAACTTTAATGTTTACATTCTCTATATTTCTAGCTGCGTTAGACCTAAAATAATAGAGTGATTTAAGTTTATTCATACCATACCAATGAACATCATTAACATACTGCATATATTCATCATGGATAGTTTGGTCTTCAGTTGCTTTAGGTAAAGTAAAGAATAAATTTACAGATTGTGCTTGACAAATAAACTCTTGTCTTTTATAAGCATGTTCAATAACCCATATCTGATTTATCTCATTAGCAGTTTTAAATATTTCTTTTTCTTCATCAGTAAGTATATCTAAATGTTGTACTGAACCATCACTACCTGATATATCTTTCCATAGATTATCTAATTCTTTACCTTTTAATCCTTTGGTTTTGAAAACCTTTTCAAGAAATTTGTTTTTAACTTGGTAGCTACCTGACAAAGTTTTGTGTGTATATGCATTAGCACGATAAGGTTCAATAGAGGGAGAAGTACCACTACAAATAATACCACTACTAGCATTAGGAGCAACAGCAAGAAGGTTAGCATTACGCCTGTCATTACCATGTAAATCAGGACACTCCCCCCGTATTTCAGCAAGTCTTTTAGTAGCCTCTGTAGCTTTAGTCTTAATGTATTTAAAGGCTTTATAATTGAATCCTGTAGCGAATAATCCCTCAAAAGGAATCCCTCTAGACTGGAGGTAAGCATGGAAGCCCATTGCACCCAGACCCAACGACCTTTCTCTATAAGCCGAGTAAGCTGACTTTGCATATCCTTCTTTATCTTGCTTAATATATTTTGTAAATCTTTTAAAGTTTGCACTATATCCTCCTAATTGTGTAGTGTCTACTGCGTTTTCAATATAATGTTCTATTATATTATCAAGCATTGTTATTAAGTCATCTATGAACTGTGAATCTTTTGACCAAGTATCAAAGTATTCTAAATTAACTGAAGACAAACAACATACTGCAGTCCTTTCTTCATTAGTTGGTAAAGTTATTTCGGAACATAAGTTGCTTTGTCTAATTGATAGTCCTAAATCTTGTTGTTGTTTAGGTAAAGCTTCATTACAAGTATCTATGTTTATCATGTAAGGCTCTCCGGTTTCTGCTCTTGCATGGATAATTTGCCACCATAAATCTCTAGCATTAATAACCTTAACAGCTTCATTAGTTTTAGGGTCAATCAATCTCCAATCTTCATCCTCTCTTACTGCATCTAAAAATGAATTAGTTATATTAATTCCGTTATGTAAGTTAAGACACTTACGATTAATATCTCCACCAGATTCTTTTCGCATGTTAATAAACTCTTCAATTTCTGGATGACTTACATCTAGGTATGCAGCATAACTTCCTCTTCTTGTAGTGCCTTGATTAAAGGCTAACATTTGAGAATCTACTACATGCATGAATGGAATTGAACCAGTAGAACGAGAGCCATGAGTAGTAGGTATACCATTACTACGAACATCTCCCCAATATCCACCGATGCCTCCACCCGAACTCGCCAACCATATGTTCTCATCATAGTGAGCAGATAAACCAGACCTACTATCAGGTACATAATTAAGGAAACAACTGATAGGTAGCCCACGAGTAGTTCCCCCGTTAGAAAGTATAGGAGTACTAAACATAAACCAACAATCGGAACTGTAGTTATAAAGTCTTTGAGCCAATTCATAATCTGTTTCTCCTTTAAATGTAGCACCATAAACTGCTGCTCTAGCAAAAGCTTCTTGTGCGTGGGTTTCTCCTTCCCAAAAATATCTATCCTTTAATGTATCTAAACTAAACTTATCAAAGTTTTTTTCTTTATCATAGTCTATTGTTATACCTAAATAATCTTTAGGTCCTATCTTATCTTCAACCATTATTTAACTCCAAAATCTTTTTTAACATCTTCAATATCTTCATTTACTAATAAATAAATTCCCCAGAATATCATACCTATATAAAATAATAATTCCATTATTCAGTTTCTCCTAAATGATACTTTGTATCTTCCAAAGCTATTGCTATTATAGCATAGTGTATTATTTTTAGCAAGTCCATTTCTGCATCTGTGCCATCTTTTTTACCACACCTCATAGCATACTTCATAATATTACCCATACAAAAACCTTCTCCATGTCCTGCATCTATTATCATATCGGTAGCCTGATACTTTCCTTGTGCATAATGTCTTTCATATGTTCCATCAACATATCTTTGTATCTGTTGTATGATATTATCTTCATTAAATTTATATTTCATTTCCATTTCTCCGGTAATGTTTCTTCACTATACCATGTAAAGTTATTTGTTTCTGCCCATTCAGCATGAGTTCTTTTAGTTCCATCCTTTCTTTTTTTAGCTTGTGGCATTGGAGCATAAGGCTTTTGAAATAAAAATACTAATTCAAATTCTCCTACCTGTTCTGTTAAAGCTTCTCTTATCCAAATATATTTACTGTATTCAGCGTAATCCCAAAACCTACCTTTAGCTTCTAGTAATATTGTTTGTCCATTAATAACTTTTATAAAGTCTGGTTCATATTTATGTTCAACAACATAATCTATTTGTTCATTGTGATGTTTCCATTTTTTTAAAACAGATTGATGTATATCATATTCCCATTTACTATCATAACCTTTAGGAACATTAACCTTTTTAGGTCTAGGTTTTCTTGGTATTCTTTTAGGCATTCAAATCCTTTATTTTTAAATTAGGATTTCTTTTTATTAATTTATAAAACCATCTTAAACTATAAGCACTTAACATAAATTTATTGTTAGCAAAAATATGAGTTTGTTCTGGTAAAAATTCATGTAAATTTTTCTTATTAATTTTAGAAGTATCTTCTCCCTCTGGTATCATAGTTCTTAACCATTCAATTAATAAAGTTTCTGATTGTCTTCTTAATTTTTTAGACTTCTTGCCATTCATAATTTTTTACCAGTTGCCAATACTTTAATATACTATTAAACATTTCTTTATGTTTCTCATGTGATTCTTTATCCCATATATGACAAAGAACTATACTTGTATCTGCTCTATCAACAAAGATAGATACTCTTTCAGGGTCAGTTATATTACAACCTTGAGCATAAGCAGATAGTTGCATACCATGTTCATCATATACTAACTTACTAGGTTCTTTACCCTCAAGGTTATCTTTAGTTTTAAAGTCCACAAATATTCCTGACTTGGAATACAAGTCTATCTTACCACCATATCCTTGATTAGCACAGAAAGAATCTTCTGCTATCCATTCTTCATTAGGGAAATTTTCATCTAACCATGCCTGTATAATCTTATAAGTTTTAGATTTACCTCTACCAAGAAAACCTTTTTCAATCATAGCATGGATTTTAGTTCCCTCTGTCGCAGCTTTAGAACCTATTTGTTTTGCATCAGACTTACATCTATACACAAAAGAATCCATAGACTCTTCATCTCCTATGTCTAGCGTTGCTGCAGATTTAATAGCTTGAGTTATCTTCCAATTCTCTAGTGCAGGTTTGGCAACCATGCCAAGAATAGTAGTAACAGAAGGAACAAGTCCTATACTTTTAGCATCTCTTAATGTAGTGTTTCTTTCTTTACCATTAGCACCTATGATAGTGTACATAGGTTCTCCCTCAAGAGAATACCAATGTCCTGACTCGGATGTAAACTTATTATACTTATCTAATTCAGTTTTGTCAATACCTTTAGTCATCTTTTAGGTCCTTAAATGTTTTAAATACATCTGATGTAAATAATTTTTGTATATTTACTAACCACATTCTACTTGCGTTGTGGTCGCCACCACTTACAGACTTCTTAAAATCTAATTTATCTATAAGTTGTTTTAGTTTTGGTACATCAAATATAAAAGTACAGAATATATTATCTTCTATACAAAGATTATGAAACCAAAAGTCTGATTCAGTTGTTGCAATACCAGATGGTTTACCATATGATTCATATTCAATACATATGTTTCCTGTCTTCATCCACATACCTCGTTCAGATTTTACTTCTATCTTTTTATTTGTAAGCATGTCTGCTACTTTATCTTCTCTTATTTGACCATATTCTAAATCTATGTCAAACTTTTTTCTATTTTCTTTAGTGGGTTTCACTCCAATTACCTCCTATTTTATATTCGCCTGTTAAATTACATCGCATATTAAATTGCTCTGTTACCTTTTCAATACTTTCAACACCCATTCTACCTACAGCATCTGCTTGAGATTCCTTTACTTGTAGTTGCCATTCATCATGGATGTTAGCAACAAAACAAGCATCAAGAGTATTCAGTTTTATTAATTGATATAAGTTTATCATAGCCTGTTTCATAACAATAGCACCACTACCTTGTAATAAAGTATTAAGTGCAGCATGAGGACTTCTAACATATATCTTTCTACCATCTATACCTTTTAAGAAACCTCTATTAGCAGCTTGTTGAACTCTATCTCTTAACTTCTTAAGAGCAGGTAGATTAGCAAAGAATCTTTGTTTTAAAAGTTTACCCTTTTTAATATCTCCATTAATAATACTTCCTATCTTTGCATCTCCTGCACCATAGACTAAAGCATATATAAATGTCTTTGCTTGGTCACGAGTTTTTAATCCTGCTAACTGTTGATTGGTTGAATGTATATCTCCGTTAATAACTTCTTCAATGTAATCAATATCATTCATATAATGTGCTAACATTCTTAACTCTAATCCACTAGCATCTATTCCTACAAGTTTATATCCCTCTGGTACAGTCCAACAAGACCTACATTCTTTACCATAAGGACTATAAATGTTAGGAACTTGTGCCATATTAGGACCTCTATGTGTCATTCTCCCTGTGATAGTTCCGTTAGGTATAACTCTACCATGAACTCTATCATCTTTAAGTTCATCAATCCAAGATGATACCTGTGCAATTCTTTTTTGATATAATAAAAAGTCAGCTATGAGTTTAGCTTCTTTAATATGTGTTATCTTTTTAAGCGTAGCCTCATCTACAATAGGTTGTCCTGTAGGAGTAAACCTTTCAGGTTTCCAACCAAAGTCAATAAGATATTCTCCTATTTGTTTTCTACTACCTAGATTAAAATCAACTAATTTCTTACGCATAAAAGGTTCGTGGTTATTTGATGTAAGTATAGTATTGTACTCATCATCAGTAAGTCCTCGCTTACTTAACTGTCCATCCTTTTTAATGTAAGGAGTGACAAGCTTATCATCAATCCATTTAGGTTGAAATGTTTTTTGTACTTCATCTTCTACATCTGCCATGTTTTGTTTTAATTCTGCTAACAAAGTCATAGCTTGTTTAGTATCAAAATAAAATCCTGTATTCTCTTGTTCACGCATAATTGCAGCAGTTAATTGTTCTAAATCAAAAGACTGTTTACTAAATCCCATACCCTCTTTCTGTAAGAATTTATATACAGCTTCGTTAAGAACTACATCTTGAGTGCAATAGTCTAACATCTCTGGAGTATAATTATCAAACTCTGGTTGTTCTTGTTTAGGTACTCCTAATCTATAACCCCAAGTTTTTAAACTATGCCCGTTCTCTCTGATAGGATTATATAATCTTGACATAACTAATGTGTCAATAATCTTTCCAGAGTATGTAAAGTTAAATAACTTTTTTAGTACTGGTAAATCAAAACCTATAATGTTATGACCAATCAAAGTGTTAGCACTTCTTAATAAATCTAAACCATCTTCAAGTTCATCTGGTCCAAACTTATATGTAGTACCATCAACTTCTTTAGCTACAATACACCATACTTTTGTAGCATCAAGGTCATCAGTTTCAATATCAAATACTATATTAGAAATCTTCTGCATCAAATGTTTCCTCCTCTGATATTTCATGTAGTCTTCCTGTTTCAATATCATATCTTAAACTACAAGCCATACCTGTGTCGCCTGTGTATCTTGATTTTAATACACGAACTTTAGTTATGTTAGCCTCATCAGGATTTTCTGCCTGTTGATTTCTTTCTAATGCTATCACACAATCTGATAGTTGTGCAATACCTTGTGAGCCTTTAAGATGTGATAGCGATACTTGTATTCCTTTCTCATGTCCTCTATCTCCTTGTGCTCTACGCAAGTGAGATACTAATACCATACCAACACCTGTTTCTTCTACAAGACTACGCAATCTATTCATAAGCATATCAATACCTCTGCGTTCATCTCCTTCCGTGAGTACATTTACAAGCATATGTAAGTGGTCAACTATTACCCAATCACATTGACACCCAACAATTATATACCGAAGTTTAGAAAATATTTCTTCTATATCTGTTGCACCTAAATGTGAATGGATAAATACTCTACCTTGTTGTATAGCACTATCAAATAAAGTATCAAGTTCTTCATCAGTATATTTACTGCGTTTCTCTGATAGATATATTCTGTCGTTAGCTTCAATAGATACAATCCCATCAGCAGTTCTTAACCAATTCTCCTCTAGTGCTATGATACCTACATTATCTTCTGTGTTTTTAATAAGATGATGTTCTAGTTCTCTAGTTACACTAGACTTACCAAGACCTGTTCCACCTGTAAGAGTGACAAGTTCTCCTTTACGCATACCATATAACTTTTTGTTCAAGCCATCCCATGGATATGCAATACTTTCTTTTACCTCTCTGTTAATCCAATCATCTTTCTTGCTAGATAAATCCATAATCCCAGATGGTGTATAAGTCTTGGCTTCCCACCATGCTGTTGAAAACTCTTGAAATTTTTTCTTGGCTAACATTTCGTTAGCATCTTTATATCCATTAGGTAAGTTTATTATCTTTGCTTTAGATGGTTTAAGTATTCTAGCTACCTGCCTTGCAGCATCTATACCTGCCTTGTCGTTATCAAAACAAAGAACAACATTATCAAATGATTCTACAAACTCAATGCTCTCTCGTATATCTTTAACAGCAGATGAAGCACCTCGTTTAATTGATACAACACTAGACTTACCTTGCATCAATTCATAGACTGCCATTGCATCACACTCTCCCTCTGTAATAGTTAAATATTTACCACCCTTATTCCGATACAGTTGTTCTCCAAACAATCCTGTGCCTTCAAAAGTTCCATTACATGCAAAGTTTTTGTTATCAACATATCTAGTTTTGGTTGCAACTATCTCACTCCCATTATGAAATGGATAGATGTGTTGTTTAACATTACCATTATGGTCTTTAATTATTTTAACACCAAACTTTCTAGCAGTTTGTTCTGTTATATTTCTATCGGTTAAAGGTGCATACACTCCTGTATATGAATTAAGGAATGATGTTTCTGGTTGTTTCATTTCAACTACATTATCATCTGCGTTATCATAGTCTGGAATAAAAGCATTACAGCTAAAGCATTTAGCAGACCCATTACTGTTAAGTGAAACAGCATCGCTACTATCACACTTTGGGCATGGTAGTTTATGTTTAATAAATTTTGTATTCAATTCTATCTCCTGTAAAAAAAGTGAGGCGTTGTATTTGGATTGTTCCTTTAAGTCCCATCCACAGTTTTAGGACACCTCGTTGTATTACGATACCTCGTTTAAAGAATCATCTTCTGTTGAAGTTTCTTCTTCTTCAATAGTTTCGCCACCATCTTCTGTTGGTGTTTCAACTATAGCTTCAGGACAATCAGCTAGTAATGTTTCAAGATTACCTTGATGCCCTTGTGTAGCAAAGTTTAATGCTTCAGTTAAAGTATTTAATGTTCCCATTTTATTAATACTAACATTAGCACTTATTCTGGAATCACTATTCTCTATCTTTGAAACATCATAAACTGTTTCGCCACTCTCATTCTTAATGGTAATAATCATAATTAAAATTCCTCATTATCATCAAAAAATTCTGACCCATCTTCAGCTTTGTATTCAACTAGCTCAATGACTTGGACACCTTGTAGGTCAAGACTTTTACCAGTCTTACCTGCATACTCCCAATCAAATTCACTACATTGAACTCTAACTTTAGAGCCATTCCCTACAGCTAGATTAATGTCTTGCTTGTTTTGGTCAAGAAGTCTTGGAGCATTCCTAATCATACCATTAGGACCATTGACTTTTCTCTTAACAATCAAAGCAGGACCTTCATCCATCTGCTTTACTGTATGCCCACGACTAGCAAAGTCATCTGCTGTCGCTTGGTCAACAACTAGGTTGACTGTATATACAGGTTCAAAAGTCGTATTAGGTGTCTTAATAGATGCCCAATACGCTGTTCCTTCTACTATCATAATTACCTCCTATGATTAAGTTTGAAGTTGTTAAAAACTAGGAGAGTTGTGAGCCAACTACTCTCGGAGTTGTGGTTAGAACCAAACCTACTAACACATGGAGATAGAGGGCTTGTTCGGTTGCTCATTGAAATGCCATTATACACTATTTAGTTCTCCGTGTCAAGTAAAATATTATCTAAATGTTCTACATCTACATCATCTAATATCTCTACTATAAAATTATCGCCCTGATACTCAACAGTATGAGCAATATCTATGTCTGCTTTTTCTTTTATGATTACCAGACTTTCTGTAAATTCTTTGTATTCTTCTCTATTCATTGTTGCTTTCATTACCAATGCCTCCTTGTATGTATAATACTAATAACTATTAATATAAATACTTCTAACAATAATAAATCTCCTTGCCACATTTTTTCCTCCTTTTATTTTAATAAATATAAAAACCATACACAAACTACCATGCCTAACAATGATAGTTTCATTAATAAATCATGTGTCATTTCTTTTTCTCCTTATCATAGATAATTAAACCTGCTCCATAACAACACACCATTACAAATACAATTAGTATTCCTAGTCCATTGTTCATCTTCCCTGCCCTCTATATGCTTTATAACTTCTGCGTTTATGTTTGTTCATATGAGCTGTTGATATTTTAATAGTCCTAGAACGCCCTCCTGTGCCTTGTGAGGTAGACTTTTTAACATGGTCTATACTTTGTATTACCTTTGTTCTTAATGCCATTCTACCTTATCCTTTTTTCTTTTGTCGTTATACTCTGTGACTTGTTTACCATTACCATATGAGGTAATCATTTTAGTCCACTTACCATTAGCATACCTACAATCTATAGATGTAATTGAGTTATCTATTTGTTCTTGTTCAAGTTTTTCTTTTTGCTCTTGAACTTTATCTTTATATTGTGTCATGTATTACTCCATCCTTATCTACAAACCAAGACAAAGAACTACCATGCTTAAACAAATCTTCTGCTATCTGAAATAAAATTTCATCTCTATCATCATCAGCATGGTAGCCTAGTCTATCTTCGTAAGTAAATATATCTGCCTCTAACCTACCTTGTTTATCAAGTTCTTCTACTTGTTCCATTATCTTTTCAAATTCTTTTTTATTCATCTTTTATCTCCTTTAATATATCTATATGTATCTCTATTCCATTTTAGGTTTAACAAATTAGTTAGCTTCCACTTAATTGTATCTAAGTTAGAAACATCAGACATATAAACATCTTTTATTTCTGAATAGTTATCTAGCATACTATCAATTTGATTAACATATCTACACCAATCATGCACTTCCTCTGGTGTTAGTTCAATAGTTGTTTTAGTTTTTAAATGTTTTACTTTCATATTATCTCCTTTATTAATTTTGTTCTAATAGCAAACCTTTACTTGTCAAGTGTGCTACTTCTTCCATAATACATTGATAGATAAAGCCCTCTTTACTATCCTCGCCCTCATAGTTTTTAATATGCTCGGTAATTTTAGTTATCAACATATCTAAACTACCCTCTGAAAGTAATCGTAAGAACTCAAAATCTCTTACAGCTACCTCTTGCACTCTACCATATAAAGTCATATAGTTATCCTCCCGTTTTCAAATAAATTTTCTGCAATATAAAATAGTATCTCATCCCTATCATCATCAGCATGAAGTCCATAGACATTACAGATTGTAAAGATTTCTTCTTCAAGATGACCTTCTTCATCAAGTCCTACTACTTCTTGTATTACCTTGTCAAATTCCTTTTGGTTGTGTTGATTGCTCATTATAATCTCCTCTAATAAATTTTCTTAATATTCTTACAGCATGGACAACATCTAGTTCCATAATGTCTATCCATTCTTCACGACTGTCACTATAATAACTCATGTTAGAGTACATGTCAACAGGTAATTTTTTACCTAATACTTCTTCTATTTTTATTATTTGTTTTAGTTTCATGTTATCTCCTCATAAATACAAGCCTCACACTCCTCAATGATAAAGTCATCAAGTTCATCAGGGTCAAACCCATCTGCTATTCTTTCTTCGTTATTTTCTTCTAACCACTTATCTAAATTATCAGTAGTAGCTATCTTGTCTGTCTTTCCAGAACAGTCTGTCCAATATATGTCATAATATAGTTTTGTTTTCATGTTATTGTCCTATAATTTTTTGTTAATAGTTTTTCTTCATCTGCCCACTTGTAGTCAATTTCTGATAGAAACCCATCATATTCTTTAGTAGTTCCATCTTTAAATTCAACATACAAAGTAGTATATTTTATGTAATAATCATCTATATTTTTCCACTCAATTCCTAATTCTTTCAAATCAAAAGTAAGTGGAACACTATATAAACACTCTAGGTATCTTGGTTTGTTATCAATTTTAAATGTTTTACTCATCATCTAGCCCTCCAAAGTCTAGTTCTTGTTGTTGTTGCTTATCATCTTCTGTTCTTGTAATCAAATCTGCAAACACAGATTGAAGTTCAGAAGGAAGATTAGAAAAAGCCTCTATAATATCTGTATCTTTCATAATAATATTTCTCCTGTTGTTGTTGTTAAATTATGTAGTAGAGGGTAGCATACTTTTAATAGAAATGCAAGTGTTATTTTAATTAATTTCATCTGACACATCCTACTATAAATTTATTTAAATACCAAAATTCTATATCAATTTTTTTTATGTATTCAATTTGTTCAGTTGTAAAAATATTGTGAAAGGTTAATGGTTTACCATTCGCTTTTCTTTTTGCATGTTTAATAATATTTTTTATTTGTGCTTTTTCTTTATTAGTCATTTTACATTTCCTCTAAAAAAAACTCCATTCTATTTAAATTAACTTTTCCCTTGTCTAATTTATTTTCCAGTTCTTCTATTGCTTCATCTTCTGTTTCAGCTTCAAGTTTTATTGCTATCTTTACAATATAGTTTTCATTCCATATATGCATTTTCTACCTCCTATTTTTTATATTATATTAATTGCAATAATAACTAATACTATTGCGATTGGTTTAAGTATATACCAATTAATTCTAAACATCAAGCTATCATCTGCTTGTCGTTTAAAATCTTCTTGGAATAATCTCCATTCTCTTTTTAGTTTATTCATTTTTATCTCCTTGATTAACAATTATGATACCAATAGTCTACACCATCAAAATTAATATAAGCATAATCATATTGTTGGTCGCGAGCAAAAGCCTCTATATCTATATAGCATTCTAAAGCCTCATCTATTTGATTAACTTCTAAGAAGTAATCCCACATATAATCTTCAAAGTAATCATCTCTAATAAAGAACACTTTAAACTCTAAGTCTTTCAAGCCTTTATCATACTCATCACAGTATTCATTTACTACCTTTTGCAATGCTTCTACTTCCTCCTTAAAGTCTTCATCATCCTCATGTTTTTCAATGTAATCTAATATGTCTCTGCTATCAATTACATCATCACTATTATTATATTTATATATCATTTTCTACTCCTTAGCTTTCGCTGTTTATTCTTCTAAATGTCTAATCAATTCGCCATACTTATTGAAAAGATAATCGTTAGCTTCACAGAAATCTATTTGTTCTTCTAAATTCATATCTGCAAAATAATCATATTTAATAATTGGATTGCCCTCTACATCTTCATCTTCATAATCAAAAGGCATATCCCACATTTTATGTATGAAATTTTCTTTTGCCTTGTCATTAAGTTCTGCATACTTATATGCTCTTATGCTTATTAATTTACTCATTTTCTACTCCTAGCTTTCGCTGTTTAATTAAATAATTAATATATTAAAAACTAAATTTATTATCTTGTCAATACTTTTTTTAAAATAATTACTATTTATTTTTAAAGCCTTGTAAGACTATAAATTATAAAGTAAGGGTCGCATAAGGGTA